CACACAATTAAATGTTGGTGGCGGTAGTGTACAAAATGTAACAGGTTGGAAAACAGATAGCGCACCTCCCCTACCACCCTTTAGTGGGACTGCTGGGACTGGAATAGTTGCCGCGGTTTTGACTGCAGATAATTTATTATTTACAAGCGCAGGCTCTCCTCATCTAAATTTAGGAATTGGCGGGACAACTTACACTAGCACTTTTGATGACCAGTTTGACTCTGGTCTGTATGTAGCTATTAGTCCAGATGGTAGCGACTCTCAGGGTATCGCATCTAGGACAGATAATACTACACTTGTTTTAGATGCAGTAGAAGCATGGGGTGTTGGTGCAGATGTACCGGGCGCTATCGTCCCAGACGCTGGGTTAGGTTTTAATCTGGAAGTTGTACCAACTAGTTCTGGTTCGTTTACTGCCGCTACTTATGAATTTGCCCAGACATTCATTTATGACGGAAACCAAGAATCGTTACCCACCGTTATGACGGGAACTATTGTTGTAGCAGCTAGTAAATACTTAGGTTGTACTGTTATTGCGTCTCATGGATATGCAGATAGGGTTACAGGCGGAAGAATTTATTGTAGAAACAGTACATTAAAAGGAGAATGGGAATTTTTAATCGATATCTCTTTAACGGATGGATGTAGAACAACTCTGGATGCAGATTATAATGGATGGGAAACAATATATGATGAAGCTGCTTATTTGGTATGCGGTGTCTACATCGGAGAGAACAATGTAGATACATATGCTACGATTAATGGATATCCTTCTGATCTTTCAACTTTGTCTGTTGGCGCTACCGGAGAGGGATACAAGACAAGCGTAGTTGCTAATAGAAGAAAGTTTATAGCTTATGTTAAATCTGTCAATGACTCTGGACAGACTGAAGTTAAATCTGATAGATTAATGTATAGTGAAATTAATAGATTTGATACATTTCCTACTACAAATTTTATTGACATAGGGACTAATGATGGTGAAAGTTTTATTAAGCTTGAATCCTTCGCAGATAGATTGCTTGCCTTCAAAGAAAAAACCTTGTATGTTATTAATATTGGCAGTGGTTCTGACACTCAATGGTTTTTAGAATCCGAACATAAAAATATGGGTGTAGAATTTCACGCAGCTACTGTAAAGACTGATTTTGGTTTAGGTTGGGTTAATAAAAATGGTTTATTCTTTTATGACGGATCGAAAATAACTAATTTACAAACCAAAATATTAGAGTCTGAATGGTCTGGTTTTGTTAACGCTGATACCATGATTGGCTACGAGCCAACTCATAAACATTTAGTTGTAGTTAGAGATGCAGCAGCGTCTGGTGCTACAAGTGGAGATGCTTATGTTTATAGTTTTATTACTAATTCATTTACATTTGTAGAAGATATGGTTGTTGATGCTGTTAAAACAAATATAATAACAGATGCTTATAATAAAATGACTTTAGGTTCAGCTCTTGATGAGTTAGAATCTTATGATGGAGAGCCAGATGCTGTGAGATTTGATATTATATTAAAAGATGATGATTTTGGATTGCCAAATGTTGTTAAAAAGATTTATGGTGTAACGGTAGAGTATGCAAGTGGGGCAACTAATGCTAATGCTATTAAGTACTTTTATACTAATGATAGTGGTACAAAACAAGCTGTGGCAATTGCGGGCAGTTTAGCCTCTACCAGTAATGATTTAGATATTAATAGAGCCACATTCGGTACACCACTTTTAGCTTCATCATTTCAAGTACAATTAGATATGGATGGTGTTAGCGTACAGAAGGTAAATAATGTTGGTGTAGAATATAGACCAATACACAAGAGAATTACATAATGGCTATTGATAGAGAAAAAAGATTTTTATACAATTCTAAAAAACCTGATGGAAAACTTCAAATTGGATTTCCTGTTCGTGCGTCTGGTAATAATGGCGAGGAAAGAATTGTTAAGACACCAGATGGTAAGCTAAGGCTATATAGAAAAGAGCTTGGTGCTTGGTATTATTTAGAATTTACAAGGAGTTAGTATGGCTACATTAGCAGAATTATTGCAACAAATAGAGGGCGGGCAGAGATCCCAATTTGGAGCGAAGGAGATGAGGCTTACAAAGGCTGGAGCCGATGATTTAAAAGCCTTAAGAGAGTATGAAATTGCCTTGGAAGAAGAAGCGAAGGAACGCGAAAGAGGGATGGGTCAAGCAAAGAAACGCGGTAGTGCATCAAGATTATTTACTAAGTTTGTTGACTGGATGACTGGAACCCCGATTGGCTCTGCGGTTAGCAAACCATTGCAAGATTACACTAAAACCCATCGTTTTACTTTGTCTTCTCCGTTTGGTGAAAGGGTAAAAGACCCATTCAGAGCATTGGAAACAAAAGCGCCAGATACTACTTTTTATTCAACTTCTGCAAAAAAATTAGGGTCTCAAGCCAGAACAATTGAAGATTTTCTAAGTGATGCTGAAAAGACGTTTGATGACACAGCAACTATAAACGCACTTACCGATGCCTTTACGTCTTATCAAACAAAAGCTGCTGGATTTACTCCAGAATACGCAGGTGATATACTTAAAGATATAGGATCGGGAGAAGGGATTTTTGAATCAATAAAGGCAGCTGAAGCGTCAAGACGAAAAACTTTGATGGATGGATATATAGCAAATCTTAGTAAGGCTAAAGTGGGCGCTGATGGAGGAGCCGCTAGTGGAATATCCCAAGAAGCTTTTGGGAAAAACTTCGGTACGAAGGATTTCTCGTCGGTTGTTGGAGGACAAGACCCATTTAAACTTAAAGGGCCACGAGGATATGGTGGATCAGTTAGGAATGTTTTAGAAAATCCAAATTTTAGAAGTATATTCCCAAAACAATATTCAAGAACAGGTTCTGCTCCAATATCAGGTATTCTTGGAGGTGGTGATCAGGGGTATATGGAAAATCCATACGGTCTACCACAAGGCTTGCTCGAACTATTAAATAAATGGAGATCATAAAATGACTGACCAAGAAATACAAGAATTATTAAGAAAAGCTGGTGTAGGTGAAAACCAGTGGAAATACTATACAGCTAGCGCAGAGGATCTTCCGGGGCTATTTGGATTTAATGAAGCTCAAAGCAAAAGATTCAGCGAGCTTTTTGGCGGTTTTGAGCAATTTGACCCTACAAAAATTTCCGAAGCATACGGAGCTATTAACAAATACGGTCAGCAACAAACATCCGATATAGGTACTAAATTGAAAACCGGGATGTATGGCTTGGGTCAGGGGCTTATGAGTAGCATTGGGTCAATAAAGGAAAATATAGGACAAAAAATTGGCGGTTTTGGCGCTAGGCAAAAAGAAATTGGCATGCAAAGAACTGGTGCATATAAGGGTGCTGACGAATTGAGAAGACAAAAAAATATGAGCTTACTTAATTTAGAAGAAAATCTTGGCGGTAGAAGAGCTTTGGTAGGTGGCAAGACTCAAAGTTGGGGCGAAAAATTAATGAATCTAGTCTCGCAAATTTACCAGATGAATCCTGGAGATGGAGATACCGACCCAAAAACAGGAACAACTTCGGGATTCTTGCAAGATGACATAGATAAGAATATTAAGTTACCGGGAGGGATAGAGGATAGATACGCCAAAAATCAACTTCTGGCATACTTTCAACAAACAGGTATTGAGGCAAGCCAAGAAGAATTAGAAAATTATATAAGTCTTTATTCTCAGGCATACAAAGCAAGTGGGAATACACTGTCGATAGCCGATTGGTGGAAATCACAGCAAACCGGAGGGTGATATGGCTGATGCCTTAGACACTTTACTGAATCAAACTCTTCCTAATTTCTTAGGGCAAGAAATATCTAATTTACGCTCAGAAGCTCGGTTCCAAGCTAAAGAAGAAAGTGATAAGAAAAAATATCTTCAAGAATGGAATCGCAATGAAACTCGCTATCAGGACAAGATTCGTACTGAGCGTGAAGAGCGTAATGAAGAACGTGATAGAATAATTATATCCAGAGGTTTCGAGATGGACTTGGATAAAAAGAATGAATATTACGGGCATCTAGTTAAATCCGGGAGAATGAAATCTGTATTCGGATATGACTTACTTGAAGGTGAGATGTCTCGCTCTAGATCTGAACTGGATAGATCATCTACGTTGATGCAGGGTATAGATATTTATAATTTAGATGATTTTGAATACAATCAAATTCAGAATATGTATAAAAGTGGAAACTTTGAGAAAGGATTTGAAGAGTTAAATAAAGCTTTGGACAGAAAGGTTGATCCAAAAAATTACCCAGAAATAAATCTTTCTGCTAAGTCTATTTCTTCACAAATTGAGACAAATTCAAAAGCACTTATTGACCCGTATAATATTTTAGATGCAACGCAGGAGGGAGTAATTAGAAATGAGATTAGATCACTTCAGTCAGAACTCTCAACTCTATTAGCTCCGCTTAGTAGGCTGAAAGTTCCCGGGAGCGGAGATGGCGTAGTAGATTCTACTGATTATGGATTGTTTCAAATTAATGATAAAACTTTTGATAAGCACTCGCAAAGTTTTTTTGGAAAATCAACTCAAAGATTAACTCCGGAAGAAAATATAAATTTTGCTTCTTGGATAGTAAAGAATCAACCGCGTAAAGTAGGAGATTCTACATCAGGTTGGAATAACTGGTCTGTTGTTTTAAATAAGTCTTATGAAAAACATCTTAATAAATCTGATTCATATTATATGGCTGGTGGATTATCTGAGCCTAGCCTGAGATTGATAGAACAACAATTTGGCGACGATGCTCAAATGGCAAAAGCTGTTATGTTTGCGGAATCTGGTGGAAAACATAGTTCTACTAATCAGAATTTAGCAGGTGGTGGTTCAAGGGGTGGTATGAGGGCAAAGCCATTTTCTCCGGAGTGGAATAAAGACGCAACAACTTATTTAGCATCCAGAACCGGACTCTCCCCAGAACAATTTAATGAAACCTATGGAAAAGATTTAACACAGTGGGTGGGGAAAATAAATAGAGAAGGCATAAGCAACGAGAGAGCTAATGCAGAGCTTGAAAAATTTGCAAGTAAATTAAAAGGGCATGTAGGTGGTAGCGGTGAAGGATTAAAATTCACAGTTCCAAGCGGAAAACATCAAGGTAAAGAATTGAATAAATCAATAGTTACGGATTTGCTTAAGAGTAAACGTCAAGACGATTGGCAGGATGAAAGACGCAAGGGAAAAATAATCTACGGAATAACTGCTGGTGCAAAATATGAATGGCTTGATA